ACTGGCGGCAGTGATTATGATCCAGCTAGTTTAGCAGCAGCGACAGAAGATGATACAGGTTTGGTGGGTGACATTGTACGGAACTGGCTTGAGCATGGTGAAAACGGTCAGACTATTGCCTTTGCACCTAGCATCAAACACAGCAAGCACTTGGTTGAGACATTCAATAACGCTGGCATTACAGCAGAACATATTGACGGATACATGGACGCAGACGAGCGAGACATTATTTACGCTGCCCACACTAGGGGCGAGTTTAAGATTCTGTCATGCAGCCGATTGTTAAACACTGGCTATGATGAACCTACCGTATCGTGCTTAATTGATTGCTTTCCAACCAAGTCATTGATTACTTTTGTTCAACGCGCAGGCCGTATTATGCGTACAGCAGAAGGTAAAGACAAAGCCATTTACCTAGACCATGCTGGCAACGTAGAACGTCATGGATTTGCAGAGGATATTATTCCAGAATCATTAGACGATGGTATTCAGAAGTTTAACGAAAAGAAGCTAGTTAAAAAGAAAAAAGAATCAAAGGTTAAAGAATGCCCACAGTGTACACAGCAGATGGTTGGCCTACGCTGCAAGTGTGGTTACGAGATACCATTGACTGAACAGCTAGAAACTACAGACGAAATTCTACAACGATTAACCCCAGAGCAAAGAAACAAAAAAGACACAAAGCAAGACAAAAGTGTTTTCTATTCAGAGTTATTGTTGTACACTCGTAGTAAGGGGTATAAGCCTAGTTGGGCTAGTCACAAGTACCGTGAGCGTTACGGTGTATGGCCTAACATGATTAAACCTCAGATGCTTTCCAATGGAATATCTGACGAAACAAGAAAATACATAACAAGTACCCAAATACGGTACGCAAAACGGAGCAACGCAGCATGAAATTTTCAAACAACTATCACATCGAAGCAGAAGCAAACAATTGGATATTAATCCAAAGCCATACCTCTAGTAAGATTACAGAGAAAACAGGCAAGTACGAAACAATTGAGAAGAAAACGTACTGGGGTACATTGCAGCAGGTTGTTAATAAGCTGGTTAAGGAAGAAGTTAAAGGCTTGGATGATCTAATGAAAGTGGTTGACAGCGAAAAGATGATTGCTGATTTGATCTTAAAGCAAATATCATCTGACCTAAGTACAGGCCCATACCGCTTACTAAAGCATGGTGAGCAGCTATGAACATACCATATATTGCAGAAGGATTAGGTTTAAAAAAGATGGGTGGTGAGTATAAAGGCCCATGCCCATGTTGCGGTGGTGATGATAGGTTCCACATTAAAGAAGGTAATGGTGGAGTTATGTTACTTCACTGTCGCTACTTATGTTCTTACGCTTCAATAATGCAAGACCTAAGAAATCGTGGCTTAGTTGAGAATGAGCCATTTGAACGTGTAGGGCCAACAAGCAGTCAACGCGCTACGATAGAAACAGACAAGGTTGTAATGATGATCTATGAAGCTGACAAGCGTGGTGGCAGGCAACAATCTCTGGCTGACTACCGTAGGTATAAGCTAGCTAAAGAACGTCACACCGCAATGACTGCCAGCCCATCTTATTAAAGAATTAATTACACTTTAATTGTTTATCTATACAATAAGGTGTTGCATAAGACACATGACTGTGTATAATTAGTTGTAGGTTAATAATAAAACGGAGCATAACATGAGCAGAATTGGAAATTACATTGTAGGCAAAAACGAAGAAAAGGCCGATGATTACATGGCATCAATTGGTGATAAGAAAGCAAGTGACTACACATTTGATGAAGTGAAAGAAATGTCCAGTAGTCAATACAGCGATTACTTTTACAGGTGGATGGATGAAAATACCAATGATTAAGGAAGGATTTATGAAAGTTTTACGCATGACAAAAAAAGGTTATCACGCTAAATCTAATCCTGAGCTAGACCAGATTGTGACCAAATGGCATGATAATTTTGAGGCAACTAGGGTGGCTAGAAAGGCATTCTACATTGCAGAGAAAAAACTGGAACTGGCTAATAAGCAGTTTACTGTCGTTGATAAAGAATGGCAGGCTTACGAGAAGAAAAACGGTGCGCCAAAATGATTAGTGCAGCCGTAATGTGTTTGGCTCTTAACCTCTACTTTGAGGCTAGGAGCGAATCAATCGCAGGTCAGCTAATGGTTGGCTTTTCCACAATGAATCGTGTGGCTGATACTAGATACCCTAATACGGTGTGTGGTGTCGTTAAGCAGGCTAATTACCATGCTTGGGATGATAAAAACCCCATTAGGCATAAATGTCAATATTCTTGGTTCTGTGACGGAATGTCTGACGTACCAAAAAATGACAAAGCTATGCTAGAGGCTACTATACTTGCCCAAAACATATATTATGGGAAGGTTACAGATATTTCGCAAGGTGCTACACACTACTTTGCTGATTGGATTGAGCCGCCCTACTGGGCTGCTGATATGAAGCTAGTTAACCATATAGACCAACATCTATTCTATCGCTAGAGGTATGAAATGAGTGTAAAAGACAAACCAGTAAGCAAGCCAATGAGCCAGCAATTTGCTGATAACTATGATCGTATCTTTGGCAAAGAAGATATGCCGCTAGGTCAATCAAAGAAGCCTAAAGATCGTGTGGATTTGGGGTTAAGTCCTAGCACCATAATTGAAGAGATTGACTGTACAGGTAAGGATAAATGATTTGGAGCTACACCCAAACCAAACTACTTAAAGAACAGTACGGTAAGCTGCCAGTAGCGGCTTTATCGTCACTGCTCAATAAGTCACCAAACGCTGTGCGTATCAAAGCTAATAAGATGGGTTTAAAGTCCAAGTTGCAACACAAGGTCAAAATACCATTAAACACAATTATTAACTTTAGGAACATGGGCTACAGCGCAAGGAAAATAGGCCGCTTAATTGGCTACACACATCATGGCGTATTGTACGCAGAACGGAATCATTACATAGGGAGAGACAAAGGATGAGCATTGTATTTAAACCAAAACTGACATTTAATTTTTCAAGTGGCAAGATGCAGCCAAAGACTAAGACGGTTAGACGCGAGACTGTTTACTGGAAGACAACTGAGTTAAATAATCTGGTAGAATTGCGAGCTATTGGTTTGTCGTACAAAGACTGTTCAAAGCTTCTAGGTAGGACACAGTCATCGTGTGTAGCTGCCGCTGACGGTAATGACCTGCACTCTAAGATAGCCAAGAAGAAAAAACAACTAATTGATCAGGCATTAAACAATGACTTTGAAACAAAAACTAGCGCAAGCGCAACAAATTAACCAGCTAAAGATTGAAATGGCAGCTTATGATGATGCGGTCAAAGGTGGCAGCAAATTTAGCAAGTATTACGAAACTAAATCTGCCGCTATAAAAGCCAAAATAGAATCTATTTCAACTTAATCCCACCTAGCTTGCCAGACATTAGTTTGGTGAGCAATCCACGCATACCGAACTTCACGATATACACACCCAATACTAGGTATTGATACCAATCAGGCATAGCAGAGAATGATTCAAATGCTGCTGAAACTTCTTCTTGATAGCCCAGAAATGACGCTGCAATAGGAACCAGAAGCAAAGCAATCATTATTTCATCTAAAAATGACTTATCCATCTGTTGCATTGCAACTAGGTCTAAATTGAAGTCTTGCGTCTGACCGTCATTAGCTAGTTTGTGAGCAGCTTTTGCGCCAGCCACCTTAACGTCTGCCTCTGCCTTAATCGACACCACAGCAGCCTCAGATTTGGCCTTAGCCACTTGGTTCTTACCTTCTAGGTATGTGCTACCTAAACTGGCGATTGGATTTAAGAAACTTAGAAAACTCATTTAGTAACTCCAAACGGTGGGCCTAGAATAACCACTGGCTTTGTCTAAATCATCTAGGTGAATAAATCTTGAACCACCCTTCTGAGCAACGCCTATACCTGTAATGCCATAAGCTAGTGCCACTTCAATCAGTTTGTGAGCCTTGTCACCGCGTACAGCAATGTCGATAGCCCTTCCAGACGCGTGTGAGCCTGCCTTAGCCTTC